TTTAATACATAATTTCTTACAACGTGAGTCTTTAAATCATTCATTTCACGTTCAACGCTTTCAAATCTTCTATCTAACTTCTTATTAAAGTTATTTAATGCACGAGTTATTCCTGCAAAAGCTCCTACGCTTCCTGATATAACAGCGGCAATCAGCTCAGGCGTCCACATATTACCTCCTTTTCTCTATTCTAAAGGATTTTACAATTTAAAATATAAAATAGTAGGTTAATTTAAATGGCAACTGGATACGAACCAAATGTAGAAGGAGCAATAACTGTTCTTGTTGACTTAATGACGGCAAATAGTTTTACTATGACTCGTCAACCATACGAGCCTAATATGAGAGGTTTGGTAGATGCAATTATAGATGTGAAAGATGGTTTTCCTACTTTTGCTCCTTTGCAGATAGGTTTCGATGCTGAAACTTTTGAAGCTGTCAGTGATAAAGATTGGTTATATATAAGAACTTCAGATGGAAAAGTCGGTAAAGCTACTGCAGCAAGTGGAAGTTCAGAAGCCTGTCAGGTAATTGGTCTCGCTAATTCCACTGAGATTTCAGGTGCCACAGTGAAAGTAGTTGTAGTTGGAGTTAAAGATATGACTGGTTTAGATGCTGGCGATTTATATTATTTATCTCCTACAACCGCAGGAGCAATGACAACGACTGCTCCAAGCGGTTCTGGGCAAGCAGTAGTACGTCTAGGAGAATCCTCGACTACTACTAAATTTGCTATCCAAATAGAACCTCCTATCCTTTTAGTCTGATGTCAGGTGTTACTGTTAATCAACCTTATCCACCCAATTGGGAAGGTTTTGTAGGTGCGTTGCAGGATTTTCAATCCACAATGCCTACACCAATTGTTTATAAGATTGTTGGATTTGATGCCATAGCTCTTGAAGATGTTACTCAAGGGGACGCTTTGTATGCCAGAGCAAGCGATGGAAAACTAGGTAAAGCTATTGCAAATGACACTGCTGATAAAGCTACTGTTGCTGGACTTGCTGAGACTACTAAATCTGCAGGTCAAGTAGTTAGAGCAATTGTTAGGGGAGTTACTGCAACTTCTGGATTAAATCCTGGAAATTTTTATTATTTATCAAGTTCAAGTGCGGGTGCGGTAACAGATACAGCTCCAACAACTGCTGGTCAATATCAAACAGTAATAGGAGAGGCAGGTACTGCCGCACAATTAGTTGTAAAAATTGAGCCACCAATTTTATTAACTTAATTCCTAATTAAGTCGTCGTAAGATAGTAACAATAGTAGTTCACTATTTATAAAGAACTCTGGCAACGTTGGTTAGAACATGGCGGTAAGAAATCCACTAATACTTGTTTCTGGTTTATTTCAGGAGTTGAATACTTCTTCTGATAAATTAAATTTTGCTGGAAATAGTACTAGTGATTTAGGAGAAGGTACTAATCTTTATTACACGAACGCTCGTTCCCGAGGCTCTGTCTCAGTTACAGATAGTGGAGGAGATGGGAGTCTTGCTTATAACAGTTCTACAGGTGTAATTACATATACAGGTCCATCAGCGTCAGATGTTAGATCACATATTAGTGTTGCATCAGGTTCTGGTTTAACATATTCCTCTGGAGAAATAGGAACAAGTGCAATTCCTAATTCTCAATTAGCAAATGATGATGTAACAATTGGAAGTACAAGTGTTGCTCTAGGAGCAACAGTTACAAATTTTGCAGGCTTAGGACAGCTTGTGATGAATGACCTTCATGTAGGAGCTATTTCTGCTGCAAATAGTATAAATATACAAGCTGGACAGATAATTTTTGAAGGTTCTACAGCTAATGATTTTGAGACAGTTGTTTCTGTTGCTGATCCGACTGCAGATAGAGGCATAGTCTTCCCCGATGCAGGTGGAACTGTTGCACTGACAAGCGATATTTCTTATCCAGTAACTTTATCTAATTCAGTTACTCTTACTAATAAAACACTTGCTTTAGGAAGCAATACAATATCAGGAACTACAGCTCAATTTAATACAGCATTAACAGACGGAAGTTTTGTAACTTTAGCTGGTACAGAAACACTTACAAATAAAACTTTAACTTCACCAGCAATTAACTCAGGAGTATTAGACGCTCCAGTATTAAAAGCTACTTCTGCCACAGTTGCAGGTAAGATTTTATTTAAAGAAGGAACAGATAACGGAACAAATACAGTAACTTTACTTGGTGCTCCTGCCACTGCAGACGTAACACTTACTCTTCCAGCTGAAACAGGAACTGTTCTTTCAACTGCTACTTCTATTGCAAACAGTAATCTTGCAAACAGTTCAGTAACAATAGGATCCACGGCTGTTGCTCTTGGTGCAACTGCTGCATCTATTGCAGGAGTTACTTCTATAACTTCAGCAGCAGTTGTAACTGACGATGATGGATTTAGAGTTCGAGATAATTCAGATGCAACTAAACAATTAGCTTTTGAGTGTTCAGGAATTACTGGAAGTACAACACGTACTATGACAATTCCAGATGCCGATGGAACAATAGCAACACAGGCTTATGTTAATTCTCAAATATCAGCAGAAGATTTAGATATTACAGGTGACTCAGGAACAATTGCAATTGATTTAAATTCAGAAGTTTTAAATATTGAAGGAGGAACGAATATAACAACAGCTGCGACAGGTAGTAAGGTTACAATTAATATGCCAACTGCGTTTGCAACAGAAAGCTTTGCGACAGCAATAGCAGTTGCATTAGGATAAATTTATGGCAACCCAAGTACAATTCAGAAGAGGTACAACATCTGACCATACTGGCTTTAAAGGCGCTGTAGGAGAGGTCACTGTTGATACTACAAAACACACTGTTGTTATTCACGATGCTGTCACAGCTGGCGGATATCCAATACTGAGGCAAGATGGATCTAATTGTTTATTTGCTTCAGGTAACGTTAGTCAGTGCGCGTTTAAGTTTGCTGGAGATGAGGATACAGGTATTATTAGGCCAACAAGTGACAATATTGCTTTAGTTACGGGGGGATCAACAAGGCTTACAATAGATGGAAGTGGAGCTGCTACGTTTACTGGAAATGTTACCGTTAATGGTACATTAACCGCAACTAGAACTAGTTTCTCCGATCAAATCGCATTGATACTCGCATTAAGCTGATATGGCAAATACCTTCAAAGTCGATACTAAAGCAAGTGTTACAACTCAAGTCATAACGCATGCTGACGCAGTAATTGTTACAGCAGGTGGTTCTGCAACATGTGTGCTTCTTAGTGTTTTACTAGCAAATAAAACGGGAACAAGTGCAGATGTAGATGTTTATTTAGAGACGACAGGAGATGATGTTTATTTAATAAGAAATGCTCCAGTACCTGCCGGATCTGCTTTGGAATGTATTAGTGGATCAAAAGTTATAATGGAATCGAGTGATAAATTACGAGTCAGATGTGCTACTGCTTCAGCTATTGATGTTTCAGTAAGCTACTTAGAACAGACTTAAGGAGGTTATTAACTATGGCTCTTAATGTTGTTAGCTCAGACAGACTAAGCACTAACGTAAAGATTTCAAACTTAGCTACAGGTCTTTCAGATAAAGTTGGTCAAAGTAAAAATATAATAATTAATGGTGCAATGAATGTTGCTCAAAGAGGGACTTCAACAACCACTACCAATACTATGTGTGTTGATAGATATAAATGCTTTTTTGCTGGTACAGATGAAAATCAAACATTTGCACAAGTAGCTTTAACTTCTAGTGACACTGGCCCTTGGGCTAAAGGTTTTAGAAATGCTCTTCAAATTACTAATGGTAATCAAACAGGTGGAGCTGCTGGTGCAGATGAAACTGTTCTTTATCACCAAATAGAAGCTCAAGATTTGGCTAATTCTGGTTGGGATTACACTTCAGCCAGTAGTTATGCAACGCTTTCTTTTTGGGTTAAATCTAGTGTAGCTCAAACTTTCTATGGTTATATAGCAACTTCAGATGGTACATCTCAGATGTATCTTTTTTCTACAGGAGCTTTATCAGTAAACACCTGGAAAAAAGTAACCGTCAAAATCCCAGGTAATACCAATGTTCAATTTGATAACAATAATGGAGTTGGACTAGGCATTAGTTTTGGTCCATATTATGGAACAGATTACACAACTTCAGGAGCCACTTTAGGAACATGGACGGCTTGGAATGGAGCTGCAAGAAATCCAGACAATACAACTACTTGGTTTACAACAAATGATTCTACTTATGCAATTACAGGGGTTCAGTTAGAAGCAGGTGATACAGCTACAGAGTTTGAACATAGATCGTATCGTGATGACTTAGCTAGGTGTCAGAGGTATTGCTATATACCTGTATATGCTAGTGAAAAAGGACCATACGCTTTTAAATATCATACATCTTATAAAGCAGCACAAGAATTTTTCCCCGTTACTATGAGAGCTATACCAACTTGTACTATGACTTATAGTGCTGGATCATGGACTACATACTACCCAGGTACGAATCATTTTAAAGCTTATGTAGAAGCGGCTGATGGTGACATAAGACGTATAGCAAGTGCTAAATTTGAGGCGGAGCTTTGACTATGACTTATAAATTACTTGGAAACCATACTGAACCATCGATGATAGGACAGCCTATAGAATTTATTCTAAGAAAAGAAGACGGTGCTTGGATTCCTAAAGATACAAACAACACAGACTACCAAGAGTACCTAGAATGGGTAGCAGCAGGTAACACAGCAGATGCAGCAGATTCAGGACCTACTGATTGGGATTTAGTTAGAGAAAAAAGAGATCGTTTACTAAGAGATTCAGATTGGGCAATGACTACAGGTGCAACTATCGATCAAGCACAGTGGTCTGCTTATCGTGAAAAACTTAGAGATATTCCTCAAACTTATAAAGATAAAGAAACTTCAGAAATTGTCTGGCCTACCATACCTTCGAGCAAAGGACCAAATAGTTAATTAGTTTCAAAGGTTGTTGACTGTAAAATATAAATAGCAAAATAGCTAATTTACGTGGATTGTTATGCCATATATAGGTAATAATTTACAAGTTGCATTTGAAAGCTATAAAGCGATTGATGATATAAGCAGTAGCTTCAATGGCACAACAACAGCTTTTAATCTTCATGTAAGCGGAGTAACTCCTAGTCCTTTTCCAAAAGTACCTCAGAATTGTTTAATTTCAGTCGGTGGTGTTCTACAAGAACCAGATGATACAGGTACTACAGGTTTTAAATTTAATGCAAGTAATCAAATACTTTTTAGTTCTGCTCCAGCAGCAGGAGAATCATTTTTTGGTGTAATTCTTGCAGGTGCAGATTATGTAAACGTAGGTGCTCATTTCCCTGTAGGTACATTAGGCGCACCAAGTATTACCTTTGACGGGGATGAAGATACAGGAATCTATAGACCAGCAGCTAATACAGTAGCTATTGTTTCTGGTGGAACTAAAGTTGCACAATTCCCTACAACTGGAGGAACGTCAGGTTATGTTTTAATCTCAGATGGAGGAGGAACTTTAAGTTGGGCAGAACAATCAGGAGGAGGAGCAACTGGTGGTGGTTCAGATAAAATATTTATTGAAAATGGTCAGACAGTAACAACTAATTATGAAATAGGAACTGAATTAGGAGCTGTATGTAACGCTGGTAGCTTTGGACCGATTACAATTAATGCTGGAGTCACAGTTACGATTCCATCTGGCGAAAACTGGACAATCGTTTAAATTATGGCAATAACTATTAACGGGTCAGGAACATTAACTGGATTATCTGCAGGAGGTATCAGTGATACAAAAGCTGTAGCAAATGGAGCTTTGCCAGCAGGGTCTATTGTTCAAACGCAGTCTATTGTTTATACAGCTGTTACAGAAACATATAATACAAGAGGTTTTAATGCTACTCCCATTACTAAACAAATAACACCAGCATCAGCGTCTAATAAGATTTTAGTTATGGCTACGCTGACAGCAGGAAACCATTCTTTAGGAGAAGGTGCAGCTTTTAAAGTAATGAGAAGTATTGGAGGAGCTTCTTATGCAGATACTACTGCAGTTGGTGGAGATGCAGGTGGTGGTTCAGCTCAAGGCGCAGTAGGTGGTTTATATGATGAAAACTTAACAACACATACAGATTGTAGGTCAATTCAATTTATAGATACTCCTAATACGACATCAGCAGTAGATTATAAAATTTATGTCTACCTTTGGGATACATCTAAACCTGTTCTTATTAACAGACCTAATACCGCAAGTTCAGGTGAGCATCTTACAGGTGCTTCATCACTTGTTCTTATGGAGTTAGCAGTATGAGTAAATTAAAACTGCCACACGCATCAGGAAATAGCATGAGCATCGCAGCTCCTGCAACGAATCCTGCATCTGATTTAGAACTTAAATTACCTGCAACTGTAGGTACTGCTAATCAAGTATTAGCTAATGGTTCAACGCCTGGCACACTTGAGTTTGCTAATGCAGGTAATGCGAAAATAACACGAGTAGGTCAAGGTACTTTGGCTGGTGCAGATTCTTATACCTATACAGGTATGCCAGCTGGAATTGTTCAGTTTAGTTATCAGTGGTATAACTCTTCGCCAGGTGCTGTTACTTCCACTTTATTCCGTCTGGGTTCTGGTGGTAGTACGACTAGTTCTGGATATTATGTTGCACAGGCAGAAGTTGGAGACGGAAGTTCTGCAGTTACAAGAAGTCCTAGAACAGGGGAAATTCCAATAGCAACAGATTCATGGGAAGGAGAACCAGGTAGAAGTCAAGGTCGAATTGACTGCACACTAGCTCATGGCGATATATGGACATGGAAAATGCAAAATTATTATTATGCAACTGCTTCTAGCCATTATGTAAACATGTTCAATACAGGGTATGTAGACATTGGTGGTGCTGTTGAAAGAGCAGTTGTATTTTCAGCTGATGGCAGCAACTTTGATTATGGCAATGTTTACCTTACCTACACACAAATAGTTTAATCATGGCAATAGAACATAACGTACAAACAAATGAGATTAAAACAGTTGAAACTGGTGAGACTGCTACAGCAACACCAGCTATTGATATTTTAAGATCTACTAGAGATAGACTGCTACGAGAAACAGATTATTATGCTTTGTCAGATGTAAATATGTCTGAAGATATGAAGACATATAGACAGGCTCTTAGAGATTTACCTGCCAATACATCAGATCCTAGTAAGCCTACTTACCCGACAAAACCATGAGTACATTAAAAGTCAACGCAATCAGGCAAACAACAGCAACAAGTGATGCTGTTACCTTGGCAAGCGATGGAACGTGTACCGTTAAGGCTACTAATAAAAGCAACAGAAATTTGATAATTAATGGTGCAATGCAAGTTGCTCAGAGAGGTACTTCATCTACCACTGCTGGCTTTGGTAGTCTCGATAGATTTCAAGGGGTTTCAGGTGGTGGTGAGGAAGCTTGTACACATTCACAACATGCTTTAACTTCAAGTGATACTGGTCCTTGGGCTGAAGGTTTTAGATATTCTTTCCATTTCCAAAATGGTAACCAAACAGGAGGTGCAGGTTCTAATGATTATGCGTATATAGGATATGGAGTTGAAGCTCAAGATTTAGCACAGTCAGGATGGGATTACACTTCAGCCAGTAGTTATATAACGCTTTCTTTCTGGGTCAAATGTAGTGTTGCAGGACTGCAGTATGGTTTTATGCAAACTCCTGACGGAACTGGACAAGGTTTCTCTTTTTCACTTGGTAATTTATCAGCTAATACTTGGACAAAAGTAACTGTAAAAATCCCTGGAAATTCCAATATAACGATTAATAATGATACTGGTCCTGGGCTGTGGATCCACACGGGGCCATTTTGGGGGACTGATTACACAGATTCAGGCAATACTTTAAATACATGGGCAGCTTATAGTAGCTCAAGTAGAACGCCAGATTTTCCTAGTACATGGTGGACAACAAATGATGCAACATTTGAAATTACAGGTGTTCAGTTAGAAGTAGGAGACGTTGCCACTGACTTTGAACATAGATCGTATGAGGAAGAACTTCAAAAATGCTATAGATATTGTCAAAGATATGATACAGGTGGTGATACTTACAGATTCGTGTGTCAAGGTAATGTTGATAATGATGGTAATAATCTGTCAATGATGCTGCCATTTATTACGCCCTTTAGAAGTAAACCTACTTCTATGACAACAACAGGTACAGCAGGAGATTATGCAGTTAGAAGAGATACAAGCAAAGATTGTACGTCTGTTCCTACATTTGGTTCTACATCACCATTTACTACTCAGATAACTTTTGTTTCTAGTAGTCATGGTTGGACAACAGGACAGAGTGTGAAAGCTTGGCTCAAATCTTCTGGATCTTATCTAATCTTTAGTGCGGAGCTTTAACTATGAAATTTAAAAAACTAACAAAAAGAGAAGAACATGAAGAGCAGATATATATACAAATTGAAGATGATGGTTCGTCTAGAATTAGTTGCACAGCAGAATACCCACCTTTTAAGGAATGGGTAGCAGCAGGGAATACTGCCGAAGCTGCTGACTGATGAAGCCACCTAGTACCGATAGTTGTTATAACTTTCGAGTTATCTCTGTTGATCGTATCGTAGATGGTGACACAATAGACGTAACTTTTGATTTAGGTTTTGGTATTTGTAAATCAGAAAGAATCAGAGTAGCTGGCGTAGATACTCCAGAGAAAAGAACACGTAACCTTGAAGAAAAAGAATTAGGAATCCAAGCAAGTGAATGGCTTGAATGTCAATTAGAAGGAGCTATAGCAGGTGAAGAAGATTTAGTCATTAAAACTGAGTTAGAAGGTGGTAAAGGTAAATTTGGAAGACTTCTAGGTTGGCTTTATATTGGTTATCCAAAATGTGAAGCAAACTGTACTTGTAATTGCCATAAACAAAACTCTTTGAATGAAGAGATGGTTGAGAAAGGATATGCATGGGAGTATGATGGCGGTACAAAATCTAAGGACCT